CCAGAGAAAGAAAGCCACTTATTGAAGGTAGCGCGAGTTTAGTTGTAGTCGCCGCAGATTGGCAGGTCGGAAAGAAAGATGGAGATGGGCTTAAAGGTTTAGTTGGTCGCTGGCTCCAAGCCATTGACGATGTTGAAGCGCGATACAAAGAGTTGAAAAAGATGGGCAGACCTATCGAATCCATAACTGTCCTTTGCCTCGGTGATTTAGTTGAAGGTTGTGATGGACATTATGACATTCAAACTTTTACGGTGGAAGTTGATAGGCGAGACCAGGTAAAGATTGCTCGCCGACTTCTTCGAGATGCCCTTATCCGCTGGTCCAAGTTCGCTCCAGAAATCACAGTTGCCGCGATTGGTGGAAACCATGGCGAGAACCGTAAAAACGGAAAAGCCTTTACTACCCTTAACGACAATGATGATGTAGCCCTTGTTGAGTCCGTTGCTGAAATCTTTGCGGCGAACCCAGAGGCATACGGACATATTAAGTTCGCCATCCCAACAGATGCCCTATCGCTAACAGTTGAAGCGGGAACAAAAATCATCGGGATTACTCACGGTCACCTGGCTCGCGCTGGCGCTGGAGTTGAAGCCAAGTTGCGCCGTTGGATTGCTGACCAGACACTCGGGCGTAATAAAATTGGTGACTGCGATATTTTGGTGACTGGTCACTATCATTCACTCAAGATGGCAGATTGGGGCGGAGTCAAATGGCTCCAGGCTCCAGCACTAGATGGGGGAAGCGTATGGTGGAGTCAATCAACGGGGGAAACTGCGGATGTGGGAGTTCTGACATTTGTTGTGTCGGAGCGGGGGATAACAGACCTCCAACTACTTCAATGAATGACCCTAGAGACATAGCCATGTATGCGGCTGAACTCGTCTCTGGAGACCGCCAGGAGGCTTATGGGCATCCTTTAGATAACTTCACTAGGGCGGCGCAGATATGGTCTGCAATCCTGGGTATAGAGGTTACAGCCGAGCAGGTAAGTCTTTGCATGGTCGGAGTTAAGATTGCAAGAGAAGCCCACATTACTAAGCCCGATACAGTCGTAGACGGCATTGGATATTTTTTAACACTCGCCATGATTCGTGAGGAACGCGCTCGCCGAGAGAGTTCGTGATATGTTCAGATTTAAGAAAGCCCTTTGGTGACGGGGAAGCGCCAAGGGGCTTTCTTATTCTTGCATTATTAACCCCCGTATGATATGATATTGCTGTAACGAAAGGGGATAGAAATGGCAAGACCTGTCGAGAGTTCAAAACCTTGCTTCAAGTGTGGGCGCACAGTCGTTAAGTGCGAATCCAAGAACGGCAAGTTCTACACCGCGAGTATTGAGATTGTCTCTAGCCAATACGCTGACTACTCAGCCAGAGGCAGGGCTATTTACCCAGTTCACGAATGTGACGAAAGAGAAATCGTTAAGTATCAAGAAACCCTCCAGCGCCAGTTAGCCGAAGGTCAAATTGTTAAGGGTCAGAAAGTTGTCGTAGTCAAGGGTCGCAAAGTAGCAAAAGGTACAGAAGGAGAAATCTTCTGGCTTGGCTATGAAACTTGGAATGGCGAATCTGTCTTAAAGCGTGTGGGCATTGCCCTTGAATCAGGCGAGAAAGTTTTTGTGAGTTCAGAATATGTAGAGGCTAAAATCTCCGAATCTGCATCCTGATACACTTTGACTAATGTGCGCTAGTCGCCCGAGTTAGTCGTCTTACCTCCGTGTCCGTGTGACCTTAGACGGTGTACTTGGGCTACCCATGCGCCGTCAAGGAGGAATAGATGGCTAAGTACCGTGTACTTCAGGGGATTGATTACCCACCGAACAAACGCGCCGAAATTGGCGATGTCGTAGAAGATTTGCCAGCCACATCAATCAAGTGGCTACTTGAGTCTGGCGCTATTGAGGATTCCTCTAAGCCAGCAATCAAAGTTGAAGAAAAAAAGACTGAACCAATTGTTGAGCCAGTAGTCGAGGCTCCAGTTGAGGCTGTCAAAGAAGAAGATGGATTTGACCCAGATGCCACAGATGGCGATGGAGATGGTTTTCTTCAAGATGGAACAATTCACCAGCGCCCAGTTGAGGAGAAATAATGCCTACTTTCCGTCACGGTAAAAATGTACAAGTTTTTGTAGATGAGTTCGATTTCTCGTCTTATTTCAATGATGTAAGCGCATCAACAACAGTTGAGACAGCCGAGACAAGTACCTTTGGCTCAAGCGCCAAGGAGTACATTTCAGGTCTAAAAGATGGAACCGTATCGCTTTCAGGTATGTTCGAAGGAACTGAAGATACAGGTACCGATGATTATTTTGCAACAGTTCTTGGTGGAGCAACAAAGGAAAAAGTAATTGTTGCAACCGAAGGTCATGCTAACGGCGCTCGCGCCGTGATGCTTGAGTCCGATGCCACTTCATACGAGGTATCAGGAGCAATCGCAGATGTTGTTCAGGCAAGTGCTGAGTTCCAGTCATCTAATGGTGTAGAACACGGGGTCATCTTGTCCTCTGGTTCAGCCGTTACTGCAACTGGAAACGGAACAGGCGTGGACAATGGCGCTTCATCAGCCAATGGTGGAGTTGCATATCTTTCCGTTCCGACTAATACTCGAAATGGAAATATCACAGTAAAAGTTCAGCAGTCAGCCGACAACTCAACTTTTGCAGACTTGGTGACATTCACCGCAGTCACATCAACTCAGAAGATTTCTTACCGAGTTGAAGTTGCGGCTGGAACATCAGTAGCAAGATACCTGCGCGTGAACTACACGGTTGCAGGTTCCACAGGTAGCGCCACCCCAATCGTGGCTTTTTCAAGGAGATAATAAATGCCTACATTTCGTCATGGTAAGTCCACCTCATTCAAGGTAGACAATGCGGCTGGCACACTTACCAACATTTCAGACACACTTACAGATGTTTCATTCCCTCAGACAGTTGAGACCGCTGAAACAACTTCATTCGGTTCAAGCGCAAAGACCTACATTGTCGGTCTGTCAGATTCAACCGTTTCAGTATCAGGAAACTTTGATGCAACAGTTGATACTCACCTAGCGGCTGTCTTAGGACAAGCGGCAACACTTTCATTTGAGTACGGTCCAGAAGGTACAACAAACGGTCAGGTCAAGTACACAGGTGAGTGCATTATGACTTCTTACGAGAAGTCTGGCGCTGTTGGCGATGTCGTGACATACTCAGCAGAATTCCAAGTAACAGGCGCGGTAACCCGCGGTACATTCGGAGCATAATTCAATAGCAGTACAACTTAATAAGTCGTGACCAACCTAGTGTCCAAGGAGAAATAAATGAGTCTCAAAGAAACAATCTTTAGTGCCAATGACATCACAAAGGAACTTGTAGAAGTTCCAGAGTGGGGAGTGACAGTAGAAATTCGCTCCATGACAGCGGCGGAACGCGCCAAGTTGGGTGAGGGCGCATCTAAGGGCGACAAAACAGATGTCGGTCTTATGTACGCCATGACAGTTATCGCAACTGTCTATGACCCAGCAACAGGTTTACCAGTCTTTACTGACCAAGATAAAGAGTCCATCCTTTCTAAGAATGGCGCAGTAGTTGAGCGCCTTGCTACAAAGGCACTTGGCTCATCTGGTCTTACAGCGGAGGCGGTAGACGAAGCACAGGCACGATTTCCTAAAGAATCCTGAGCGTAGATTTCTTTTCGAATTAGCAGAAAAGTTGGGTAGGTCGGTGGCTGAACTTCTTTACGGGAGTCCAGCACACCGCCCCCTTACAAGTATGGAATTAACTGAGTGGACTGCGCTTTGGACTCTCAAGGCAAAAGAGCAAGAGAAGGCAGAGCGTAGAGCGAAAGCGAGGCGATAATGGCAGAAACTCCAACCATGGAAGTTCGCGCTCGGCTAACCGCTGAAACAGCACAGTTCACCAAGGGTATGCAACAGGCTACCCAGTCCATGAATTCTTTCTCTGAAGGCAGTTCACGCCTTCGCGGTGCGGTCTTGGGTATCGGAATTGCGGCGGGTGCTGCAACCGCAACGATGATTGCTTTTGGTACTCAGGCATTTATGGCAGCGGCTCGCGTAGACGAGTTGGATGTTTCCATGAACGCCGTTGGAAAAGCAACGGGTATGGGCTATCAAGCAATTAGAGATGCGGCGATAGCCACAAAAGACATGGGTATTGAAATGGAGATTGCCCAGCAATCAGCCATTAAGTTCGCCCAGAACAATTTAGATTTAGCCTATGCCTCTCAGTTGGCAAGAGCGGCTCAGGACCTAGCAGTTGTATCTGGTAAGAACTCAACCGAAACATTTAATATGCTCACACACGCCGTTATTACAGGTCGAAGCGAAGTTCTTAAATCAGTTGGTATTCAAAAATCTGCTGGACAAATGTACGAGACATTTGCTAGAAGTATTGGAAAGTCAGCCAACGCTTTAACATATCAAGAAAAACAGACCGCGGTTGCCACGGGTGCGCTTGCAGAAGCGGCTAAAGTTGCTGGAGTTTACGAAGCGGCTATGGATAGCCCAGGAAAAGTCCTCCGTTCCTTTAAGCGTATAACTAATGAAATCCATGTAGCAATTGGTGGACTTCTTCTAAAAGGCTTAGGTCCAATGATTAAGGCTTTGTATGATGTTTACAAAAACATATCTAAAGCACTTACGAGTAGTGAAACTTTCAAGAATGTAATGAAAGCATTGGAAATGGTAATTGTAAAACTTACCGCTCCAATCACAGCCTTTTTAACCTACATAAGCGACATGATAAAGAAGTTTACTGAGGCTAAGGCACCAGTTGAGCAATTAGATGGAGTATTAAAAAGTTCTCAAACAACCATAGTTTCTATGGCTGAAAAATTTGAAATGTTACTTCCTGTTCTTGCTTCAGTTGGTTCAGCATTTGCTGTAATGGCTGGAAAACAGTTGTTTAGCGCTATACCAATTTTCGGTCAGATATTGGCTAAATTGTCTCCTTTGCCAGTTGCTTTAGTTGTACTTGCGGCTACCTCTACACAGGTAAGAACCGCAATGATAAATCTCGTTAATGCCTTCAAACCATTACTTCCAGTATTTACTGCTATTGCAAAAGCCATGAGCGCTCTCTCGGTAGTAGCAGTTGCCGTTCTAGCCAAGGCTATTAACGCTCTCGCAACAATAGTCCGCACAAGTATAAATTTTGTAAAAACATACGCTGGCGTTTTCAAAACAGTTGCCGTAGTTTTCGGTATTTTGGCTATTGGAGTTGGCGCTTACTTAGCCCAAGTTTTCATATTAAATGCCTATACGAAAATTCAGACAGCGCTGATGACTGCTCAAGCAACCGTTACTGGATTCTTAGCAATCCAACAAGGAAAACTTAATATGATTATGGCTATGAACCCAATTGGGGTTTATATCGGTCTTATTGTTGCCCTTCTTGCCGCCTTCGGTTATCTCATGGCTACAAATGAAGATTTTGCTAGGGTCGTGGGTAAGGTGTTTAACTTCGTAATGAAAATTACAGTAAAAGTTTTTGCCTTTATCGTAAAGGCTATTGGAAATGTTCTACTTGGTTTATCTTCTTACATCAAAGTTCTTGGTTTCGTAGCAGAAGTTGTAGCCAAGGTATTTGAGTTCATTATGGATGTAGTCTTAACTTATTATCAATTCCAACTTGTTGTTATTCAATCTATTATCAACGCCTTTATTAACCTTATGGAGAGCCAAGGAACTTTATACGATGTTGTTAAAACTATCTTTAACGGAATTATCAAAATTATTTCTTTGGTTGTTGAAGGAATAATTAGAGTTCTTGCATTTATTGTGGGAACAATTGCTGACCTTGTAGGAGCCTTCAACGACCTATTTATGGGAGGCAGAAAAGCATTTTTAGCAATCTTAAATGTAATAAGTAATGTTGCTGGTGGAATTTTTAATGTTTTAGAAAACATTGCCTCTAACATTGGCGAGTTCCTTGGATTTGTTTATGACAAGATGACAGTATTTATTAGAAAACTTGCCGACCTTATTGAAAAATTGCCTAAAATTGGTCCTGAAATTGCCGCCAGTATTCGTAGCGGTTTAGATGCTGGTAGAACATTAGTTACAGGTTTTGCTGGAACCTTAGTTGGATTTGGTAAAAAAGCCTTTGATGGAATTGTAACTGGAGTAGAAACTGCTGTAAATAAAATTGGTGGTATTGGCGCTGGTGTAGAAAAAGGATTAAGGGCAACAGAAAAAGTTTTGACCGATTTTGCCGTTAAAGTAGAACAATTTGGCGGCAAGGATAACGGCGCAAAGATTCTTGAAGTTATGGTTTCTGGCGCAAAAATGGCTTCTTCAGCAATTGACACCATGATTGATGCGATTCAAGATGTAAAAGACTTTGATTTTGCAAGAACAGTCGGCTCATTTATTGATGGTATTGCAGCCAAATCAGAACAGGCAGGTCAGTTCCTTATCGGTCTTTCTGCATCCATGATGGAGTTCGCAGACAATACAGATTTTTCAGCCGCGGTAGGAAATGGAATTAGTAACTTTATCAATAAGATTAAAGATAGCCTAAAAGAAGGTTTAGGTTTTGGCAATATCTTGGAAGAAGAAAAGAAAAAATACAACGAAGCCTCCGACATAGCAGATGACACCTCGGCGGTTGAAGATGCACTCAAAGCGGCTGACCGTATGAAGGCTATCCGTGAAGCAATGCAAGCAGGTATTGACTCAATTAAAAATGTCCTGGATGACCTTCGTAACGCATCGGCTGATTTTGCTGATAGCCTTAAAGACACAATCCTAGGATTTGCTGGTCTAAAGAGCATTGAGTTGCCAGATGGATTTGTTCCAAAGGCTAAATCTCTTATTGAGAATATGCGCCAGCGCCTTGATAAGAGCAATCAGTTCGCTCAGCAGATTGCCACGCTTCAGGCGATGGGCTTGGATTCAGGCGCTCTTAAAGACATTATTGAATCTGGACCAGTCAAGGGCGCTCAACTTGCGGCATCAATTCTTGGTGGCGGTGCAGAGGCTATCCAACAGATTAACTCGCTACAAAAGGCTATCTCATTCTCTGGTGCAGCAATTGGTCAGTACGGTGCGGATGCGGCTTTTGGTGGATTGATTGGTAATGCCCAGGCTCAACTCAACCGTCTAACCGAGGCTGAACTTGCTACACGCACATCAGGCACCAATCAGTTCATTCAGCAAGGCGCTTTCCAAGTTGTCGTCAATACTCGCGGTGCGGCAAATACTGAAGAAGAAATCAAGATGATTACCGATAAGATTGAGCAGACATTTGCAATCTTGGCTAAGGAATTGGCGGCTAAATAATGGCTTCGTACACACTTCGCCCTAATGCCAACTGGAATGGCGATACCCTTTTTACTGGCACAGGCGGCTCTGACTTTGCGGTTCTGGCAGACGATACAGATACCACATTTTTGCTTCGCACCAGCACAACTGTACCCGCCTCCTATGAGACCGAGTTCGGAACCACCACTTTGTCAGCCGATGAAACCATTACCTCAATCAATCTTCGCGCTCGTATTTCGGCTGTAGCGGCAGATTCACTTGCTCAGTTCAGCATCGGTGTCATTACAGACCGTAATGGTCGCACCGTTACTTATGGCATCCCAGTCTCAAAGCAGGGCATAGTTACAGCGACAACTTTCGACTTAGGTATCAAATTAACAAGCGCCCCAAATGGTGCTACTTGGACACAAACACTTCTTGATAATCTCGTAGTGAAGTTCACGGATGGCGCTACAGGCTCAGCAGTTCTGCCACCAGACCCAACCAACCGAACAACTCTTTACGCGCTTTACATTGATGTAGAGACTGCTCCACGCCCTACAGTCACCGTAACAGCGCCGACTGGAACAGTTACCGATACATCATTCCCTTCAGTCACATGGACTCCAGTATTTTCTGACGGTAGCCCTCAGTCTGCCTATGAAATTAAAATCTTTGATGCGGCTACTTATGGTGGGGCAACTTTTAGTCCAGATACATCCACACCGATTATTGGTACTGGAATCATCACATCCACAAATAACGGTCAAACTCTTGAAGGTGACCTTGCCAACAGCACTACCTACCGAGCCTATGTTCGAGTTG